GGGCGAGACTTCTTTCCATTTCGTCGAAAATCGCTTCAAAGCTCTGCCCCACTTCATCCGCAACGACTTTCATCTCTTCCAATTGTTCAGTCAAGCGACCGCCGTATTCAGTAGCATCCCTCCATATTTCATCCCAGTCCGCCATCGCTATCTCAATGGCTTCGACTTCCTCAAGAACACCCTCCACGACTGGTCCCCAAGGCGGTCCCGAATCCTTTATCCCTTCCAGGATTGTAGCCTGCTCCCGATACATCTCAAGAGTCGCCCGCACCCGTTCATTATTTTGATCCCACACATTAGAGGAATAGTAAGCAATCATCTCTTTGAGTATGGTAAGGCGACCTTCTTCTGTCCGCGCATAATCCTCTGACAATCGCGCCAGATGCGCCAGCTTCACTTCCTCTTTGGCTCGCGCTTCCGCTTGCTGATCCAACGCCGCGATCTGATCTTGTGTCGCTTTTGTTTCATATCGGAGATATTCACCTCTCTTGATAAGCGCCGTTACCAAATCTTCTTCGGCTTCGACCAATTGTCTTTCTACTCGGCCGCGGCCGGACAGTATTCCCATGATGCCGTTTTCGGGCATCGCTGCAAGCGTCCCCCTAAGCTCCTCAATAACGGCTTGAATGCGCGCTACTTCTAATGTGGTTTTCTTCAAACCCTCTGGTAATCCTCGCTGCGCTAACCAACTGGTAACTTGACGTAAGCCTGCTGTTAGACGGCCCAAAAAACCACCTTCGCCCGCAGCGCCGACCGAAAGTAGCCGTCCCATCTCCTCTTTCAGATCGCTAAACGCATTAGTCAGTTTCACTACCGCACCATAGGTTGTATCGCCCATAGCGCGCGCCGCCCCACCGAATTCTGTTTGCAGTTCACCGAGAATTATTTTCTGTGCGGATAAGATATCCCCTTGTGCCACAAACTGCTTTATCATCTTCTCCTGCTGCTCCGTGAGCTGCACACCCACTTTACGGAGCGCTGTCACGCCGGCGATAGGATCATTCAGTGCCTTGCCAACCTGCACGATACTGGATTGCAGGTCCTGTCCCATGATAGTAGACATATCCGCCGCGGCTTCCACTGCCCTCGGGAATACATCCCTGCCTATCCTTGTGAAAGTCGCAAGCACCGCCTGTGCCGACATAACTGTGTCGTCGCCGAAAACCGTCACTCTCTGAAACTCAGAGGCCATATCGGATAGTTGTGCGGCGGTGTAACCCGCACTCCCACCCGTGGATTTGAGTACAGCCGCCAGCTTCGTCTCGGCTTGTTCCTGCTTGAAATATTCTTGTGTGAGATCAGTAACCGTACTGATGACTTTCTTAAAAGTCAGGTACAAAGCTCCGACGGCCAAGCCGAAAGCGGCCAAGTCCTTCGTGCTTTGCTTTACGTCTGTGAGGATACGGATTTTGACTTCGTCACTTACTGGCATGCTTGTCTCGCTTTTTCGCCTCGAGTTCCAGCGTCTCTATGATATCCACGATATAGGCCGGCTGTTCGGCCCACCCGCCGGCGAAAGGCCAGCCGAAGAGTTTGTACATTTGCCATAGATGTACCGCCCGCGCCGCGGTGTCCGTGAAGTACATCGGTATGTCCTTGCGACATATCTCATATCCCCAGAGCACCATGGCTCGGTTATCCCTCTCGGTAGGGACGAAATCAGTCCACCCCCCGTCGGCCCAGAGATGGAACGCTATGGCAAAGGGCGAGCATCCTCTCTGGCATTCATCTGCCAGATTTTGCTTGCAATCTCCATGAACAGTGCATCGAAGCCCGATAGGTCCAGCAGATCGTCGGCTGTCTGTATCTTCTTCTTGTTCACGACAAGATTTCGTAGATTCTTCAGCCCGAACCGCACCGCTTTGCCATAATCGATGACCACGGCTACATCTCCAGATACTTGACGCCCGCTGATACACTGGCTCCGCTGCGCAGCCGTGAGATAGGCCAGTGTAGCGGTGATCGGCTCCGTTTTCTCCTGATTGCCGTCCCATTCCGGGATGTACTCGACTTCTTTGGTGATGACCGTGTATTCCGCCATGTTCAGCCCGTAGCTCCCGAAGTCCAGTAGGAGATACCGCCGGTGAATTGCGCATTGATGCTCACTGACACTTTGTCACCCACAGCGCTATTGACTGTGAGCCCCGTCAGCAACGCTTGTCCAGCCCAAAACTCCGAACTGGCCGCACTCGCACCCGAATAGAGCCGTAAAGCAATAGCGCCAAGCGTGCCATCCTCGAACTGATCGTATAGCGTCCCTTGGTCCGTATCCGATCTGTCCATCGTCATCGTCAGCGTTGCTGTAGCGTCCCGGAGCGTCTGCGCATACTTCCGCGCACTATCTCCGTAAGCCGTGATATCCGCAGTCGCGATAGTTCCATTCAACGACCACGAATCCACAAAGGCAACGTTTCCACTGGACGATGCCGTAATGGAAATCTGTCCGTTTCGCCCGACATAGGCAGCCATGCGTTACTCCTTCCTCAGCTCGACGTGGCGGCTACCGCCCCGTTTACTTGCGCAGTCCACGAAATCGACACCTTATCCCCCACCTGCGAGTTTACTGTCATGCCGTTGAGTCGGGCATTGAATGACCAAAACGACGCCGGCGCCCAGTATAGTCGCAACGCTACATCTGCGAGCGTAGCGTCCTCAAACTGATCCATCAGTGTCGCCTGCTCCGCGTCGCTCCGATCCATGGTGCCGCTAAAATTGACTGTAGCATCCCGAAGTGTCTGCGTGTATGCATGTGCCGAGTCACCAAAGCCCGTCACGTCCGCCGTACCGACAGTCGCGTTAAGTGACCAAGAGTCGATGTAAGCCGCAGTCGATCCGCCCACCGTGAGATAACCGTCCTTACCCAAATACGCCGCCATGTGTCCTCCTATGGACCTTTGTGATTGTAAAAATACCGTGCTCGGAATGTAATCTCACATGTGCCTAAACCCTCGAGCACTCCTTCATCTGTTTCTACCGTAAGCGGCCAGATATCGCCGCATACATCGGCAACTCCTGTGCTACTCATGATGAGTCGCTCGATATCGGCAATTAGCGTAGACCGCTTGGAATTGACGGCCGCCTGCGTCACGTCCTGGACGTAGCCGGAGACCCCGAACTCCACCATGCCCTCCATATCCATCATATCCGTGGTGCCCCAGTAGGCGATCGGCGTTTTCTGCTCCGGTTTGTCCAGCACGCATACGCCAGGGAATTGATCGGTTAACCAGTCCCACCATTCCTCCCTATCCCGCGTCACGTAGTGGATAGCAGTCGAGGTCGTGGGATAGGCTGTCGTCCCGAGGGCCGTCACGATGGCATCGTATAGCGTACTCCTACCGCTCATGCTGTCCTCTTGAAGCCATCCATGATGCGCTGGAGTACGAGTCGGACCACGGTTTCCTTCTTAGCATGGAATGCTGGCTTAAACATAGGCTTCTTCGGAAGCCGAATCGCATAAGGTCCGCGTGTCCGGGGCGTAAACTTTCCGCGACGCTCGAGTTCCTGCGCCTTTGCGATGGAAATAAATCTCGGCCGCCCGCCGAAAAGCAGATATGGGATATTGCCCGGATGCATGCGGAAGCTCCCGCGCTCGAGTGCCCGGAGCTTCATCGGCTGAAGACCATGTGCGTCCGGCTTGGAAAACACGGAAGCATCGAAGATGCCACCGCTCATAACAACATGAGTCGCGATAGAGGACCGCAGTTTTCTCGACCGGTGATGTAGTTTCATGTCCATGCGCCGGAGTACTTCCCGTTTCATCACGAGCGCGCCTTCATTCAGGGCACCTCGCACCAGTTCCGGTTTCGCCGCTGCCCATCTCTCCAGATGATCCTTGAGGTATTGCAGTCGGACAGTGCCCTCTACAGTCATCTTAGGCATAGCGTCGGTCCTTGTAGCCTTGCAACACCTTCACGACAGACCACGGCATGTCTGTCTCGTAGGTGCGGCTGCCGCCCTCGGCGCTCTCCGACCGTACGCCGATGCTACCGCGATTTGTGACATTCCGGTTCCAAAGTAGCTGCACGTAATCTTTCTGCGCCGACACGAGAGCAGCACTATTCGACTCCGAGGAAGAGTAACCTGCCGAGTAGACTACTTTGATATTCCGATAGCCTTCCGTAAACACGTCGCCCACGACTTGCACTACCGCCATCTCTGTATCGCATCGGATGTCTGTCGTGGTCATCTGGTAGGTCGTGGTAAACCCCCGCGTTCCGTCACCATCCTTGGTGATGGTGATGGTTGTACTGGACAACGGGAATTGGTTGAGCATGAGCATAGTAGAGCCGTCGCCATCGTAATATTCCGTCACAGCACGATTCTTGAGTAGCCGCCCGGTCTCGTGATTCATTCGCGCCGCGGCATTATTGACGAGTCCATAGATGCGGTACCAGAGGTCGGTGCTCCCTGTGGAGCCGAGCCATTCTACCGCTTCAACCGCGCTCAGTAGGCTGTTCTCGGTGTCTACCGCTGTTGCCACGTTTCTCCCCTGCTACCAGCGGCGCATCGGGCACCGCATCCGTGAGCCATCCGCAAATCGTGCAAATAGTCTCATGCTCATCCTCTGTCTCGCGCTTACAACCCCTACACCGTCGCACGTCGTGCCCTCCTTCGTTTTGGCGGCGCGAATGCCGTGGTTTCCTGTTCCGGTTCGGCCGTAGCGGTCTCCGCGTCCATTATCAAA